GCCAGCTTCTGCGGTAGCTAAGGCTGCTGGGATGTTGCAATCCATTCCCGTGATAGGACCTTACGCAAGAGCAACCGGCATGGTTGCATCTAAAGTAGGCGATGTCGCATCACTATTTGGGTACTCTAGGCCTCCCGTTATTTCTGATACTGTCATACAGAAGCCTAGTCCAACAGGAAATTTGGCTAATGTAGATGCCCCCGATGCCGTTAATCGGTTGGTGCTTGACTCTAAGCAAGAGTTGACCATCGATTCGAGAACAACGGGGTTGGATGGTGAAGATCAGATGGATATTGACAGTATTTGTTGCAGGGAATCTTATCTAACTTCATTCTCAATGTCTCCTTCCGATGCACCGGAAAAGATATTGTGGAATTCCTATGTTACTCCTACATTGGCACGAGTCAATGCTGAAGAGATCCACATGACACCGATGTGTGCCATGTCACAGTATTTCGAAGAGTGGCAAGGAACTGTTAAATTTAGATTTCAGATTGTTAAGAGTCAATTTCATAAAGGTCGTATTTTGGTAAGGTACGATCCGAGATCCTTTGGAAATGATGTTAACTATAATACGAATTACTCCCGTATTGTTGACATTGCTGAAGAAGAAGATTTTGAGATTGAAGTTGGATGGGGACAAGCCCGTCCGTTTCTGAAAACTTTCGATTCTGATACAGGAGGTACAGATTTTTCAGCATTATATGGCACGACTCGTTTGGCCACAGATAATCTTGATTTATTTAATGGTGTTTTGGAAGTCAATGTTGTCAACAGTTTGGTTTGCCCATCTGCTGACTCTGATATCCAGATCATCGTTTCAGTATCTTCTTGTGATATGAAATGGGGAGCACCATCACCCATTCAGTTGAAGAATTTGCATTATTTCCCTGATCCAACGGCAACAGCCTTCTCGCCTCAGAGTGGGGAGATTTTAGCCGAAGGTGAGTCTATGGAATCCGGTCAACCGATGGGATCCAAACCTTTGGAGCCCATTAATAAGCAGTTAGTGCCGGACGATCATACTATGGAAATTTTCTTCGGAGAAAATCCTACGTCGATTCGGGAGTTATTTCGGCGTTACGTGCATACCAAGACATATGTTTCACCAGCTAATGCGGATGATCAGGCAGTCGTTGTGGGTAAATACTTCTTGAAAGGATTACCCCCACAGACTGGCTTTGATCCGGAAGGTGATGATATTACGTTGGATGGAACTACGCCGGGAACAATCGGAAACACTAGTCCAATTGCATATTTCTCCCCAATGTACGCCGGATGGCGTGGAGGATTGCGGCACAAACTCTTGTTTGCGACAACGGGTGACACTGAGACTACCCCTTCTGTTTCACGAGTTGGTTTTGTTAACTCTATCGGTTGGATCTCAGAAACTCTCTTTGCTGGCAGTAACTTGGCTGCTTCGCTCTCTGACACTTTGGGTTTATATTCTAATGCGGGCTCTGCTGCCACTAACACTGGAATTAACAACACCATCGAGTATGAGCTCCCATATTACAGAGGCCAGAGATTCTCTCCTGCTCGTATTATTACTGCAACAGGCAATCTATCGGACTCCGTTGCGGTGCAAACTGTCACTAATGCTGGTGGCCCTAGAGCATTTCAGGATTGGGTGGCTACAGGAGAAGACTACACCTTGTTTTTCTTTACAGGCGTGCCTATCATGTATAATTACAGGATTTTGCCTATCCAAGATTAGGCAGCAGCTCTCGGTAAGCTAATACTGCCGTGTAAGTGTTTTGATCGTTTTTCAAACGATTGGTTATGAATGAAACCAAAAAACTTTCTATTGTGGAAATTGATATATCCCACTATTACTAACATATATCAAGCTTGACAGGCTTAACCTGTTTAGTCCCTGGGTGGTCCAGGGAGCGTGCTGACTTGTCAGTTCGTTGTGAGGAGCGAATGCTCTGCAATTATTATAGTTTGAACTATTTTGTTTTATATTGCGGGGATTCGTTCCCGCAGGAATTTACAGATAGATCACAACTTTCTAGTTGCGCTCACACAATGTTCGATTTAAGACCACATCGGGAGACTATACTCCCGGTGCTAATGGTCACGAACATCCACGTGTGGCCACTTATGCAA